TACATCGCGAACAGCGAGACGCTTCCGATCCAGTTCCGCCGACCTACGGCGCCGTACCACCTCTGCAAGGTGATCGTCGATCGGTTCACGTCGCTCCTCTTCGGCCAGAAGCGGCACCCGCGGATCACCGTTGCGGGGGACAAGCAGACCGAGGACTTCGTGAATGCGGTCATCGAGGTCGGTCGCCTGTGGCCAGCGATGATGCAGGCGCGGACCTATGGCGGTGCGACCGGGACAGCCGTGGTTGGGTTCAAGCTCGTCAGCGGTCGTCCGATGTTCGAGGTCTTCGACTCGCGCTGGTGCATCCCCAAGTTCATCGATCGAGCCAACCTGTTGCTCGGCTCGATCGAGTATCGGCACACGTTCAAGCACGAGGTGCAGGATCGTGAGAGCGGTGAGTGGGTCGAGGTCGACTTCTGGTATCGGCGCGTGATCGACACCAAGACCGACACGATCTTCGAGCCCGTCCGCGTCGACCCGACGAACCCTAACCCTTCCTGGAAGATCGCCGCGACGGTGCAGCATGGGCTCGGGTTCTGCCCCGTCGTCTGGATCCAGAACCAGCCTGGGGACACGGAGATCGACGGTGACCCTGACTGCATGGGCGTCTACGAACTCGCCGAGGCCGTCGACCGTCTGCTCTCACAGAGTGAGCGCGGTGTCCTCGCGAACTGTGATCCAACCGTTGTCGTCACCACGGACGCGCAGATGGGTGAGATCCGCAAGGGATCTCAGAACGCGCTCAAGCTGCCTGCTGGTGGCTCCGCCCAGTACATGGAGATGAGCGGTGGCGGCATCATGCAAGCGCGTGAGCAGGCTCAGCTCTACAAGGATATGGCGCTCGAGGTCGCCCAGTGCGTCCTCGAACAGCCTGACGGCCAGAAGACCGCGACCGAGGTCGAGCGGAACTTCGCAGCCATGCTCGCCCGCGCGGACACGTTCCGCGAGCAGTACGGTGAGATGGGTGTGAAGCGACTGATCAACATGGTGCTCGTTGCAGCGGTCCAGCTCACGAAGCCTCGCCTCGCGGATGGGAAGATCACGCGCTTCGAGATCCGCCTACCGAAGACCAGTGACGGTCAGACGCAGAAGCTCGGCAAGGGCCCGTTCCAGGCAGACCTCGCGTGGCCGCCGTACTTCGAGCCGTCGTTGAACGACGCGAACATGGCGGTGCAGGCTGCTTCTGGTGCACGTATGGCAGAGCTGATCGACGACGCAGCCGCCACCAAGTTCATCGCACCGTTCTTCCAGCTCGAGGATGTGAGCAAGTCCGTGGCCTCCATCAAGTCGGCCACTGGTCAGGCGCAGGCAGAGATCGAGCGGATGGCGCTCGAAGGGCCGGAGCGTGACGAGCTCAACGCCCCCGGCGTTGACATGGGTGGCGAAACGCCAGACAAGAAGCAGGACGTGGCGCTCAACGGCGCGCAGGTCACTGCCCTTGCCGACCTCGTCAAGTCGGTTGCGTTGGGCGAGCTTCCCGCTATCGCGGCGATCGAGATCATCATCGTCGGCTTCCCTGTCCCGCGTGAGGTGGCCACGAAGATGGTCAACGCCGCCGCCGCCAACGCAACCAAACCTGACGACACGACGGACGACACACCCGAAGACGAGGATGTCGGAAGCCCGCCGGCCCCGACGGAAGGACAGTAGGTCATGTTCGGAAAGCTCCTCAAGAAGAAGGTCAATCCCAAGGGGATCAAGGCACTGGTCTCAGCTCAGAAGGAAGACGGGTGGGCACGCTTCGCAAGGAAAGAACGCGAGCGCACCCGTGGGCCGCTGCCTGGTCGCGCGATGACCGCGACCAGGCTTCCGCAGGTGTCGTCGTCGCCGCTGCCTTCGATCCCGAAGTACACCGACGCGCGCCGCGTGACGAACCAAGGGCCGTCGCTCCGCAACTCGGCTGATGCGGCGCAGTCGGCGTTTCACAAGGCCGAGCGAGACCGCCTCTCAGCATTACCGGCTGATATGCGCAGCCGCGCCACGTTGAACAGGCACGAAGCCAAGATGATCGAGCACGGGAACCTTGCGAAGGGTGCATCCCCTACCGCTGCTCGCGCGGCGAGCAAGGACATGAGCGTGCCGAAGTCTCTCCGCCGAGGGCTCAGCGCCCTCGGCGGCAAGCTGCCTCCTGGGATGCCACCGCCGCCACGGTTTGAACCTGTTGGGCGCGCCGAGCTCGCCCGCAACAAGGCAGCGGCGCACAAAGCCAAAAACCTAGGCATCTACAATCGACGCGAGCGGGCTGCGCTGGACAAGCGCAAAGGTGGGCGCTGAAAGCCTATGGCCTCGTCTGCGCAGATCGCCGAGCTCGTGCGTACCCAAGCAGGGCACGCACAAGAGCGCGCGTGGTCGTGCGGGCCAGGGGCCTTGGTCAACGCGCTGGCTATCCTCGGCCTCGACATCTCCGAGCGCGAGGTCCGGGCGATGGCTGACACCAGCTTCGTGGACGGCACCGATGAGCACGGCCTCCTCGACGCCATCGAGTCACTGGGCTTTACGGCCGAGGTCATCTGGACCAGCGGTCGTGCAGGTGCGTGGAGCCGCCTCGTCAGTCATCTCCAGATGGGCCACCCCGCGTTGCTCTGTGTCGACCAGTGGGATCACTGGGTGGCGATCACTGGAACCGACGACGGAGAGACTGTGATGATGATCGATCCAGCCGAGGAGCCACCACACGAGGAGGTGATCAGCTTCGCCGACCTGATGCGCCGCTGGCGCTTCCCGGACGAGGACCGACCCTACTACGCCATCGTGGTGTCACCGTGACGCCGTGGGAGGCAGAGCTCGCGATGGCGCGCGCCGCCTACGACCCGGACCTGGCGCTGGTGGCACAGGACCACTTGGTCGCAGATGCCGCACCGCTCGAGTCACCGCTAGGGGTCCCGGCCCCGGAGCGCCACAAGGAGTACGCCCTCACGTTGGCTGTGGAGGTCGAGCCGCCGAGGCCGTTCAGGCGCTGGCGGTTCTTCCTGTTCTACTGCCTCGTGAAGCTGGCAGCGTGGACCTACCCGTTCAAGTTCGAGATCTACCGCACCCGCGAGCCGTGGGAGTGACGCCAAACGTCCACCCCTCACAGCGCGCCGAGCCGCACCCCTTCCCAGCACCGACGGACTGGCCAATCGTCGTGTACAGGGGAGGACAGGCGGTGCTAGCGTCCTAGCTATGAGCCCACGCGACCCGAAGCCGAGAGGCGAGAAGATCCACAGGGAGAAGCTGTTCGGCGGAGTCGCCACGGCGCAGGAAGTTCACGCCAAGCACGGCTTCCGGCAGGCCTGCACTGCGCCCAAGTGCAAGAACATCCCGGTGATCCAGATCAAGATGCTGATGCTCCACGACGAGTTCGTCCAGCGTCAGCCCAAGCTCGCCGCGATGATCGCGATGACCAACGAAGCTGGGCCGTACATCCCAGCCGTGCCGACCACGTTCGGACCGATGGTCATGTTCTCCAAGGTGACCGCGTGTCGCGTTCATCAGAAGGAGCTCGAGAAGGCGGCAGCGAAGGCCCCGTCCTACGTGCTCGTCGAGATCGATCGCGGGCCTGGAGCAGACAAGCCACAGGTCCAGGTTGCGGGTCTGATCACCGCGTAGAAGTCCATGCCTCCTTCGCTCAAGAAGCTCAAGTCGTTCTTCAAGCAAGAGGTCAAGCAGATCTCCTTGCCGAAGTTCGCTGTCCGTAAGGCAGGCCCGACGGTCGCGAGGGAGGCGCTGGCGCGGACGCTTGCTCGCGGCAAGGGCCTCGCACCGTCACTACTGTCGACGCGCGCATCAATGTCGCCTTTGCAGAAGAAGCAGCACGACATTAGGGTTCGCGGGGAGGTCACGCTCGAGGCGTACAAGGCCAAGGACAAAGCCGTCTATGACGCATCCAAGGCCGCGCGGAAGACAGCACAGCAGGTTGGCAAGGAGCGGTTGGCTGCGATCAAAGCCAAGACGCCACACCCACGATCGAGCTACAAGGGCCAGGCTGCTGAGCAGCGGAAGCTGCGGACCCAGCACGGCGACTTCACCGGCAATCTTCCAGTCAACTCCTTCACCGGTCACGTCCCCGCTGAGTCGATCGCCGAGATGCGGAAGCAGAAAGCGGGGCAGTCCTACTACGCCAAGACGAGTGCCGGTGAGCGGGTGTTGATCAAGGGTGTCGCGACGCCGGCCGCGCGGATGGAAAAGAAGCGATAACCTAGTCCGAAGGAATCCCCATGCCGTCACTCAAAGGTCTCAAGTCGTTCTTCAATCGTGGCCCGAAGACGCCACCGATCAAGCTGTCCAAGTTCGCCGTGCGCAAGGCTGGGCCGGCTGTTGGTGACGCCGCTCTGCGGCGCACGTTGGGCAAGGGCAAGGGGCTCGCCCCATCGTCCATGTCGTCACGGCCCAAGTCGCTGCCTCGTCAGCAGTCTCAGCTCGAGAAGCGCAGGGCGTTCGAGAAGACCTATGGCTCGTCGTCAAAGCGTACTGATCTACCTGGGTTCGAAGGGCTCACACCCAAGCAGTTCGACGCGAAGTACAGCCGCACTACTACGGGTGCCACCCGTCCCATCAAGCTCTCCGTTCGTCAGACCTCTGCTGAGATGCGGAAGCAGAAAGCAGGGGCCACCCTCGAGCGTCGCGGTCTCACGTGGGACCACAAGCGCGAGCAGACGTGGAAGCGTGACGACGCGCGTAAGCGGCTGGCGGAAGATCGAGCCCGCGCTGCTGGTGCCACTACCATTGGATCGCAGAGCGTCCGCTCCACGGCCTCGATGTCGTCTGCTGAGAAGGCCAAGCACGATCGCATGATGCGGCAGAAGATTGAACAACAGCGTGGGGCTCTCGGATCGCCGGCGCACGGCCCGCAAGCGCGCAACGCAGCGGCTATTGCTGCCGAGTCGCGAGCCATGGGCAACGTGCCAAGGTACGGAACTGCCAAGCCCAAGCAGCTTCGCGAGTTCTTCAAGCGCGAACCAGTAGGTGGCATCAAGCTCAAGCCGGGCAGGCACTCGATGCTCACATCCAACGTGACCAACAAGCCGGTCCCAGGCAGGAGCAGCGACTACTCCAAGATGGGGTTGAAAGTTTGGGATCGCGGGAAGTATGGCGAGGCCGTAGCAGATCGCTCCCTGATGAAGTCGCGGGATGCGGCGCTCGCCGAGGCATCGAAGGCAAAGTGGGCCCAGGCGGAGAAGGAGCACCAGGCGTCGGCGGCTGTCAGGCGTGCACGCGAGGACGAGAGGCACGCCCAGCGGATCGAGAAGGCAAAGCACGACGCCACGAAGCGTGAAGCGGAGATCATCGCTGCACAGCGGCACCCAGTTACAGGGAAGCCCTATCGGCGAACTCTCAGCAATCTTCCTTCGCGCGAAGCGGATATCATCTCGCGCGAGCGCAAGCTCGCTCCTGGTCCTGCGCTGACACCTGACGCCCTCACTGAGAAGCTGAAGAAGTCCAACGAGTGGGGCGCGCGCGTGAACAAGAACAACGCTGCCCGCCTTGCTGCTGATGCGGCGGAGCGCGAGCAGATGTGGGTGAAGCAGCGCGCCGATCTTGCAGAACTCAAAGCAAAGCGCACCATAGAGTCGAGCCTCAAGCCAGCCTCACCATCTGCGCCGTACGGCAGTGTCAACGGCGTGGCGCTGACCAAGTCGCAGGCTCGCGAGCTGACCAACTTTCCAATGGGACGCCCCCGTAAGAAGCGGCGCTGATGCCTGTCTCTCGTCGAAGCAAGGTCTACAAGGACGCCGTCAAGAAGATGACCGCGTCGGCGGACGCCCTGCGCGATGGTACGTGGCAGGGCAACGCCACCGCCCCACAGAACATCATCGACCGCATCCCGATCAAGCCGCCAGCCAAGCCCAGGCGCTGATGCGCAAGCTCACCCCGTTCCAAGAGGCGTCGATCGGCCACGTCAAGCGGCTGAACAACCTCCTAGACCGGCAGGCCATTCCCAAGTTGCGACGGGTCTACATCGAGTCGATGCGCGACCTGGAGCTCAAGCTCTCCAAGGCCATCGGCTCTGGCGCTTCGGCGTTCACGATCCAGAAGCACCGCTCGATGCTCGCGCAGGTTCACCAGGGACTCGCCGAGCTCGGCCGAGGTCTCGGTAGCGCGATGGGTGTGGAGACAGTCAAGGTGCAGGAGGCTTCGGCGAAGGCCCTCATCGGCGACATCAAGAAGATGGAGAAGGCCACGCGCGGCGCGGTGGTTCAGCTTCCGATCGAGCAGGCGGCACGGTTCACCGGCGTCATCGACAAGCGGAAGACCTCACTGCTCAAGCTCAACAAGAAGTCGATGGCGAAGTACGGCGCGAGCATGGTGACCAAGCTCGAGGGCGCGCTGACTCAGACCCTGATCCAAGGCGAGACCGGCTTCCAGGCAATCGAGCGGGTGACCAGAGCCTACGACATGGAGTGGTGGCGCGCCGAGCGCATCGTCCGTACCGAAGGCGCATGGGCCTACAACGCCACCCAGGCAGACGCCGTCGAGGATGCGAGCAAGACCTTCCCTGACATGATGATGCGCTGGGTCGAGCTCGTTGCCGACGTGACCCTTGTCCCCTTCGACGACCGAGTCGGTGATGACTCGATCGCGATGCACGGCCAGCTCTGTCGCCCGGGCGGGCAGTTCCAGATGCCGTCGGTCGCCCCGGCTGGGCTGAAGATCTCACAGAGCCTGCTCGGGAAGACCTGGGCGAACCCGCCCAACCGCCCGAACGATCGGGCCGTGCTCCAACCCTGGCGTCCCGGATGGGGCTGGGGCTGGGAGCTCATCGGCGGCGCCAAGGTCGTTCGATAGCTTGCGCGTGCTCGCGCGAGCGTGTTACCGCTAGACCACACCGGAGGATCGTGATGGACAACGCCAAGCTCAAGACCCTCGTCGACCAGCAGTCGGTTTCGCCAAACGCCGCAGCCCTCGGCATGGCCCCCGTGAACGAGGAAGATCTGGGCGACGAAGAGGGTGAGGACATCGAGGCCGAGCCCAGCGACGGCGATCCCGTCGGTCGCGGCAACGAGCTCATCAGCGAATGGGGCGAGTTCGGAGTGACGCTGAGCGAGGAGGCCAAGGAGCTTCATGATCTCGCTCATGACGTCGGTGCCGAGCTCCTGCTCGAGAACATCCCGGACGACGCCGTCAAGGCCGTCGGCAAGGCCGTCGACCGGATGCCTGACGAGCTCTCGATGGGCTTCGCGAAGTACATCGGCGAGCTCTCTCCCGACGATTGCGAAGCGGTGGCTCACGCCCTCGTGACGCAGATCGACGAGGACGAGGCCGACGTGAACTTGCTCTGTGCCTTCATCCTGAAGGCGGGCGAGTACGCCAAGGAAGAGATCGAAGTCGACGAGGACTTCAACGAGCCCGAAGAGGAAGAGGAAGAGGAGGTCGAGGAGGGGCCCGCAGATGAAGACGAAGACGCGCCCCCTGAGGACTCAGCTCCTCCCGAAGACGAGCCGGTCGCCTAGTTCGTGACGGCGCAGGTTGAGATCGCCGCTGTCCCGCTCCGCCCCACCAGGGCGGAAGCTGAGGAGGCGGTTCGTTGCCTCCTTCGGTGGGCTGGCGACGACCCGGCCCGCGAGGGCCTAGTCGACACGCCTGCGCGTGTTGCGCGCGCCTACGAAGAGTTCTTCCGGGGCTACCACGAGGACCCGGCCAAGATCCTCTCGAAGACGTTCGAGGATGTGGCCGGCTACGACGAGGTGGTTCTCGTCAAAGGGCTAACCTTCGAGTCCTACTGCGAGCACCACCTCGTGCCCATCATTGGGGTGGCGCACATCGGGTATCTGCCCAGTGACCGCGTCGTCGGTTTGTCCAAGCTTGCCCGCGTCGTCGACTGCTTCGCCAAGCGGTTGCAGATCCAAGAGAAGATGACCGTCGACATCGCCCAGGCCATCCAGACGGCCCTCGCCCCTCGCGGTGTAGGTGTCGTTATCGAGGCTGAGCACCAGTGCATGAGCACGCGCGGCGTCGCCAAGAAGGGCGCTGTGACCAAGACCTCCTGCATGCTCGGCGCGTTTCGATCCTCGGATTCTGCCCGCGGCGAACTTCTATCCCTGATCAGGGGATGAGCCAAGACGTTGACACCTGGCCCCTCTGCCCATAGTCTCGAAGCCATGGAGCGTCCACAGGTTCTGCCACTGCCAGGCAACTCGATCCGTGAAGGCAACTTCTACGAAGAGCAGACGCAGACGCAGAACCCGGAGTGGCCCGGAAACGGATCGCTCCCTGTGGATGGTCCGCCGCCCGTTGCGAGCGAGCCGATGCCGTTCACGATCACCCCCATCGAAGGAGCCTGATCATGGCCAAGCCACTTCCATCGCCGTCTCCTGGCGGTCTTCGCAGCCCGCGCAACCGCGCGCTCGAGATCGGGACCAGCCAGGCAGGCTTTCCAGACGACCTCCCCTACGACCACGAAGGTGGCTTCCCGACCGGCACGCCCGGCCAGGGCGGCTCCTACCGCAGCAACGTCACGGGTCAGCCGGAAGTTCCGATGCCGGCCCAGCCCACGCCCGTCAAGTAAGGAGCATGATCATGAGCGAGAAGAATGCCGAGGGTGTCGGTCAGGCCGGCCCGTACAAGGACTCCGTCGAGAAGTACGATGCCGAGCACGGCAAGTACGTGGACAACGTCCCGCGCGATGGTGCGCCGGTGAACGTGCCCAACGCAGGCAGCGCCGCTGCCGATCCGTCGCCGTTCAAGGTCGGACCGACCTGATCGACTGACGTGAGCGACCTCTTCAAGATCGTAGGGTCGTGGGGTACCACGCCGCAGACAGGGAGCTTGTTGGGCTCCGGTGCGGCGTCGGAGCTCGCACCGATCTGCGAGTCCGTCGTCCTAGCCCTCAAGAACGGGCAGGACACCTACGTGCTGGGCGTCGACACACCGGTGCCCGTCGCCTTCGGCGGCGTCACCAACGCCAACGTCATCGTGATCTTCTCCAACCGGAAGATCACACTTCGTCTGACAAGCGCCGATGGGGCGCTCCAGGTCGTCCCAGTCGACGGCCTGGCGATCCTCATCAGCAAGACCGTCCCGTACACCGCCATCGACATGACCCGGGTAGCCGCGCAGGAGACCAGCGTTCGTGTCTTCATCGGGGAGAAGTCGTGATATGACCTCGCCCACCAAGGAGCACCAGCCATGACCACGACCGTCGCGACGACCCTCAAGTCCGCCCTCGACAAGGGCAACCCGAACCAGCTCGGTGACATCGCTGCGGCGATGAAGCTGGGCACCATGCTCACCGGCCTCAAGCGCACGTTCGCCGGCCTCGCGTCGGCGTCGGCCTTCGACCTCACGGCGATCGACGCCACTGGTGAGACCGTCGGTGCGTCCAACGCCAACCGTCGTGGCGCGCTCTCTGTGAGCACGCTTCGCGTCACCGGCGGTGCTGCCGCTGCTGGCCACCGAGACGTGACCGACGTTGGTGGGACACCGGGCGCGACGCTCGCGACCATCAGCGACGACGGGAAGACGCTGACCTTCGAGGCCGGTGTCACCGACTTCGTGATCACCTACGTCCCGAGCTCGGCCGTCGACATGACGGTCGCGCAGCCCGCCTACGACGGCGCGCCGTAAGTCTTGCCGGGGGCGATCGGCCCCTGGTACAACCAACCTCCAACCCAGCCACCTATGGTGTCGATCTAGCTCTGGCCCACCCAACGCCACGACGGCGGTTAACAGTCGGTGAATCCAGGGACTGAGGAGCGACGAGAAGCGCCATGCAGACCGAAGAGAACGCAGAAGACCCACCCGACAACGTAGGGGATCACCCCGAAGGCCGAGACAACCAGCCGACCGACGAGACTGCGCAAGCACTCTCAGAGGAGCCACCGGAGTCTCAAGAGGAGAAGGTCCAACAGGTCAAGCACAGCGACTTCAAGCGAATCAAGGAAGAGGCCAGAGCGAAGGGTCGCAGAGATGCGATCTCAGATCTCGATCAAGCGGCGCAAGCCGCTGGGTTCACCTCCCACTCCGATGCGCTGAAGGCTCTCGCCGAGCTGAAGAAGTCACCGCCGCCCGCCCCTGTGAAGCCCTCACCTCAACCCAAAGGAGAACCTACGATGGCGACCAAGTCCAAGACCCCTGACCCGAAGGCCGAGATGGAGGCGCTCCGTCTCAACGATGAACGCTCCAAGATGCGCAAGCAGTGGCGTGTCGAGGAGCGTCGCCGACGGGAGTTGCAGTCGCAGCTCGATGCCAAGGAAGCCGAGATGGCGCTCCGCGAGGAGCTCTATCGGGCCGGCGTCCAGGACACCGACTATGCGCTCCGCTTGCTGACTCGTCAGCTCGAGGGGAAGTCGGAAGAAGAGATCGGCGCGTTCAACCGCGCTGACTTCTACGCGGAGCTCCGCAAGGAGAAGCCGTACCTCTTCGGCGAGACGGTGGCACCCGCCACGACCGGCACCAACGGAACGAAAGCTGACGGGTCCGCACCTGTCGTGCCTGCTCCGGGTGGTGCCGCCGTGGACCAAGCTCAACGCGACCAGTTCGACGCCCGCAAGGCCAAGCCGCAGGAGATCTCCGATCGCCTGCGCGCCCTTGGTCTCAACCCGCACGCATGAACGCGAGGCCATAGGCCTCGCCGCAGGAGATCGACATGGCAGACTTCAGTACCATCAGCCAGGCCCCGGAGATCCGGGCACTGGTGCAGGAGAACCTGCTGGAGAGGGCGTTCCACGACGCGCTCTACCCGCGTCTCCTGTTCCGCAGCGAGGCCTCGCCGCAGCTCTGGCCGAACAACGTCGGTGACACGATGGTGTTCACCGGCACCGGCCTCATCACGCCGAAGGCCCGCGCCTTGGTGCCGGGGTCTGATCCGCCGCCGTCGACGTACCAGTCGGAGCAGTGGGAGGCCACGCTCCAGCAGTACGCCGACTCGATCGACACGCACATGCCGACGAGCATCACTGCGATCGCCAACCTGTTCCTGCGGAACGCTCAGCAGCTCGGCCTCTCGGCTGGTCAGACCATGAACCGACTGGTTCGTGACAAGATCGGCAACGCGGCTGGCTCCGGGCACACCGTGTGGGATGGGACCGTCGGCGCAGGCACGACCCAGCGCGTCAAGCGCCTCAACGGGTTCACCCGCGCGCGCCGCCCCGACCTCACGGCCGGTTCGCCGGTTCGGTTCACCACCGTCTCGGTGAACAACCCGCTACCCGTCCTCCTCGGCGCCGGCCTCACTGCCAACACCGTCGTCGGGTACACCCCAGACGACCCAGGCGACGAGCTCGGGCCAGGCACGCTGACCTTCAGCGCCGCCGTCGCCACGACCGACCGTGAGCCCGTGCTCGCTGTCGACCGCACCAGCTCGGTGTACGTCGGTGGTGGCAACCGGACCGACGACATCGGCTCCGGGGACATCATGACGCTCGCGGCGCTCCGCACAGCGGTCTCGCGGTTCTGGCAGCAGAACGTGCCGGAGATGCCGGACGGTCGCTTCCACGCGCACATGGACCCGACGGCGCAGAACCAGATCTTCTCGGACGCCGAGTTCCAGCGCCTGCTGACCTCACTGCCTGACTACTACATGTACAAGCAGTTCGCGATCGGCGAGCTCTTGAACACCGTGGTGTTCCGCAACTCCGAGAACCCGCAGATCGACACGGTCATCGGCGGCACGACTGGGACGTTCTCGCTCGACGATCCGTTCGCCCCCGAGCTCTGGTCGAACGGCGATCCGCTCACGGGCGTCCCGATCCACCGCACGCTCCTGCTGGCGCAGTCCGCCATCTTCGAGTACTACCAGGACCTCGGTGCGTTGATCACCGAGGCTGGCGTGACGGGCAAGGTCGGACAACCGACGATCAACAACAACGGCATCGAGGTGATGACGGAGCGCATCCAGCTCATCATCCGCGCGCCGCTGAACCGGCTCCAGGACATGGTGTCCACGAGCTGGAAGTTCATCGGTGACTGGCCGGTTCGCACCGACGCCACCACCGGTGACGGGGCCCGCTACAAGCGGGTTCAGCAGATCCTCACGGGCCAGTAGAGCTCACACCGGACTGCCCCGCAGCTTGCTACAATGGGGCGAGGGGCAGTCCCCCTCGCCCCATTCTGCATTTCAAGGAGGAGCCCATGGCTCGCGCGAAGTACGATCCCCTGGAGTCTGCGAAGATCGGCTCGGACGGTCAGAAGCCCAAGGCTCCTGCACCGACGTTCAAGGACGTTGACGTCTCAGACGTCGACATCGAGGTCACGCCGCCCGCGCGCCCAGTACCGGCGAAGCCCACCAAGCGTGTGCCGCGATACCGGGTGATGGCCAATTGCCGGTTCTCCCACGACGGCCAGATCATCGATGTGAAGGCCGACACCATCATCGACGCGGCTGGCTACGGCGGCGAGGCTGGTGTCGCCAAGCTGCTCGTCCAGGGGCTCAAGCTCGAGATGGTGCAGGACTAGCCAGTGGCGTTCGACGACGCAGAGAAGGAGCGGATCCGCTACCACATGGGCTACCTACAGGTAGCCCCTGCGGCGGCGCTGACGTTCGGAATCCCTGCGCCGATCCAGACCCTGTTCCTCGTCGAGTCAGCAATGGACCGCGTGCTGACAGCCGCCGAGGATCGCATCCGCAAGCTCATCACGGTGTTGGACCAGATCGAGTGCCGGATGCTTGATGGTCAGAACTACTTGATCGCTGACAGCCTCTCGGACATCTCGATCCGGGCGGACAACATCGACAAGCTCGAGGACGAGTACAGCCGCTGGGCAGCCCGCCTCGCTGACACCTTGGGTGCACCGCTGTACCCTGGGGCCGTGCGCTTCCGCCGTCTGTTTGGTGGGGGGCCAGGGTCGGCGGGCTCGATTCCGGTGCGGAGCTAGCTCGTGGGGTGTGGTTGCGGTGACCCGTGTACCTGCACGACGAAGGACGGGTTCACCGTCCCTGACGTGAGCACGCTGGCCTGTTCCCTCGCCCAGAAGCTGATCCCAGCGGTTGACCGGATCCGGGACATCTACACCAAGCTCGGGGCGCGGCCATACCGCGTCCACATCGTGCGTACGCGGTTCTCTGGCGGCCGTAGGGGCGTCGGAGTCGAGGAGGTGGTCCACGAGATGGAGCTCCTGCCGACGCCGTTGGTGGCCAACCTAGGGGCTCTCGCAGAGAGCGTGACGCCGGTCGGTATCAACGAGCAGGGCGTCGTCCAGCTCCAGTACGTGAGCGGTCGCTACACCGAGGAGCAGCTAATCGGCATCGGCCCAGGCGGCAACCAGGTCGCGCCCAACGAGACCGTCTACTACGAGGTTGAGTATTTCCGTAGGGATGGGCGGCCGTCGGAACGCCGCCGCTTCGTCCGGGACTCTGTCCCGCAGTACCAGCCTCTCCAGTTCCAGTGGAGCATCACCCTCGTCTCGGTCATCGAGAACCGCGAGCGAGACCGGAGCCCGGAGGGCTGATGCCATCGGTCTCCTTCACGATGAAGCAGTTCCAGACCTACATCCGCAAGCTCCGCGGAGCCCTGGTGGGGTGGGAAGGCGCGGCGACGCGAGGCGTCCACTCAGGCGTGATGAGAGGTGTGGGGATCGCCCAGGCCGCTACTGTCAACGCTATGCCGGCGTCACCGCGTGGCTCCATCGGTGCGGTCGACACCGGGGCCTATCGACAGGCGTGGCAGTTCGAGCTGACCAAGTCTGGGGGGCGCGTCTTCAACACACGGTCCTACGCAGGTGTCATCGAGTACGGGCGGAAGAAGGGCGCGCGACGTCCACCCCCCAAGCAGATCGAGCTCTGGGCCCGGCGCAAGCTTGGGCTCTCTCGCAAGGAGGCCAAGAGCGCGAGCTTCGCGATCGCCAACGCCATCGCGAAGCGGGGGCTGCTCGCGCGCAAGGTGCTTACCGGGCCGCTCACCAACCATCAGCTCATTCAGGCCGTGATGATGGAAGTTCGTCGTGAGGTGACCGCCGCCCTCGACCGCTGGAAGGCCGGACAGGGCGGGACCAAGTGAGCATCGACCAGTGCCCACCAGGGCCCCCGCCCCCTGAGGAGCTCGCCGGCACACCGTTGCTGGTTCCGCCCGCGCTTGGCGGGACGGTGCTGATCACCAGTGCCACCGAGCCACCACCCAAGCTGACGGCCAACCGGGAGACCGACGCAGTCACCGCGCTCAAGCGCGGCCTCAAGGAGTACCTCGAGCAGGTCCACCTCGACGTGGCAGGTGTGCGGGTCCGGTTCCAGCAGGTCCATGACGTGTGGGCGGACACCGATCAGTTCGCGCAGTTCCCTTCGGCAGCCATCATGGCAGCAGGCGAAGCCGCCTACGACTACCACTCGCTGACACCGGTCCTCGACCCCAAGCTCGTCGTCGTCAATGGGGCTGAGCCTGACGACACCAAGAGCTACCTGATCAAGTACGCCGAGGTCACTGTGACCCTCGTCGTCGAGCTCTACTGCTCGAGCCCTGGCGAACGCGTTGGGGTGTCGATGATGCTCGAGGACGCCCTCAACCCGGTCGACTGGATGTATGGGTTCAAGCTCGATCTGCCCCACTACTACAACCAGCGGGTCGTGTTTGAGCCGATGAGCACCCAGATGCTCGACTCAGAGGGTGACGCCCGGCGCCGATGGCGCCCAGGTTCCATCATGTTGGGAGGCCAGGTTTCGCTGTTCCGTGTTCGGTCGCTGCCGAAGTTCCAGCCGAAGCACGAGGTGGTAGTCGTCGAGAGGACCGAGGAACTATGACACCCGCGCACGCTTGCAGTAGGATCACCCAACCCTAAGGAGGGCCCACCATGGCCGGCTTCATCCGACGATTTTCCGAGTTCCCGCCCGATGAGGTCATCACGGCCATCGAGGGCATCAACATCATCGACCTGCCGCCACCCGCGGCGGTCCAGGGTCTGAGCACGAACGTCGTGGCGCTCGTCGGCGAGTTCTCCGACATGACCTACGCGGTGGTCGTCGACTCGGCAGGCGTGTTCACGAGCAACCCGCAGGCGCAGGACATCATCAGTGCCCAGGACCTGCTGAACAAGTTCGGCGGGTTCGACCCGACACTGGGCCAGTTCGGCGGCGACTGCGGCAGCGGTTACGCCGAGCTCCGCAACAAGACGTTCGGTCGTCTCGTCGGCGTGGCGGTCAACCTGGCCTCAGCGTCCGGTGTTCGGCTGTGGCGCGAGCTCCCGACGAACAAGTCGGCCACCGACCCGACGCCGATCGTCCCCATCGCCGCGGCTGACGTGGCAGCGGGTCGCGAGTTCAAGAGCGAGACGGCTGCTGTCGACCGGCTCAAGATCGCGGCGCGAACCTCGTTCTCGAACGCCGATGCGTACAAGACCGCGGTCGACGGCTCGGTCACGGCGATCGGCGCGGCGCTGACGCAGATCTTCACGTCGGCCACCGGGTCGTTCCTGACGCTCTCGCGACCTGACGGCAAGGTCGGTGTCGAGATCGGAGACATCCTGGTCATCGGTGTCATCGGTGGGGCCGCCGGTCTTGGCGCGAACGCGCTCACGTATCGCGTTCGTTCGATCACCGACGCCACCAACCTCGTGGCCGAGAAGATCAGCGGGACCTCGTTCGACTGGACGACCGCCGTGGCGCTGCCGTACCGGCTCCACGCCGGCCACGCCGCCGACAGCTATGGCCCCGGTGCGGGCTCGATCTTCACAGCGCAGGGCAGCTTCACCGTGCCCGTCCGTCCGCTGACCGACGGCGCTGGCACCGGTTCCTCGGGTGCGAATGGGACGTGGGCCGTCGACACGCGGATCGACCCGCTCGTCGCCCCCGCCGCACCCACGGCCACGACGTGGGACCCGCTCTCGGGTCTCGACGGCAAGGTCGGCCCGACCACTGCGGTGGCCTACACCGCAGGTGTCCAGCGCGCGAACGCGGCCAACGCCGCAGCGATCGACGTGCTCTACGCCGAGTCCATCGACTCACTCCTGTTCGACAACGTGCCGGCCAGCGAGGTGGCCCACGTCTGGGCCGCCCGCAAGTCGAGCACGATCCGAACGAAGCTCCGCAGCCACGTGCTCGTGGCGAGTGAGAACGGCGTCGGACGAACCTGCTCGATCTCCCCCGAGCTCGACCTCGTCAAGGCAACCGCCCTCACCTCGGTCGGCGCGGATGCTGATCCGGGTGTCGGTGCGAACCGTGACGAGCGGGTGTTCTACGACTGGCCGCCATCCAAGACGTTCATCCCGGAGGCGGTTGGCATCCCCACCCTACTCGCGGATGGGTCGACGACCAGCGACGGCATCCTCGACACGGGTGGCGACGGCTGGATGGCGTCCATCATGGGCTCGCTCGCGCCCGAGCGGAACCCTGGCGAGGCGTCCGGGGTGACCCGCAAGGTGCTGGCACCAATCCTCGGGTACGCCACGAACGTCCCGAACCTCGACATCAACGCGTGGAAGTTCCTGCGCCTGCGCGGTGTGGCCGGCGTCCGCATCGACAAGACGGTCGGGCCCATCTTCCAGTCGGGCGTGACGACCTCGCTCACCGGTGGCAAGAAGAACATCAACCGCCGCAAGATGGCGGACTTCATCCAGGACTCGATCGCGAACGCGCTCAAGCCCTTCGCCAAGCTGCCGATGTCTGAGTCGTTCAAGGATGGGACGCTCGGCCAGGTCGACGACTTCCTTCAGGGGCTGCTGTCCCCGGACAACGTCGCGGCCCAGCGGATCGACAGCTACGTCATCGATGGCAAGTCGGGGAACACACCCCAGTCCGAGGCCCAGGGCATCTACGTCATCATCATCAAGGTGCGGACGCTCGCGACGGCGGACTTCATCGTCCTCCAGACTGAGATCGGTGAGGGCGTCGTCACCTCTGCGGAGGTCAGCAGCTCGTGACCGTTCGTCGACGGAGGAAGCGCGCCCCCAAGGTTGCCTCCGTCGACCTCATCCCAGATGACGTGTGGCGACACGCGCTCGAGCAGGAATGCTCGTTCGCCTTGCACCACACCCGGTGTGGCGTCATGGCTGGCAAGCGTTGTGATTGCCAGCCCTTGCTGATCGGTTCCGGCTTCGGAATTGACAGTACGCGGGCCGAGGCATAGGCTCTCAGAGTCACCCTACCGGACAGGCCGGTGGGGGCGCTTCACCCGGTCTCAGCGGGGATAGGGCGCGGGGACGATCCAGCGATGGGTCACCCCGCGCCCTATCTCTTTTCAGGAGTCACACCATGGCACAGAGGATCAAAGGGCAGGAGGTCGAGCTGCTCCTCGTCGAGGACAACTCGCCCCTCACCAGCATCAACGACGTGCGGTCATTCGAGATGGCCGCCCAGCTCGAGATGCTCACCGAGGGCTACCTCGGTGAGACCACCGACCGCCACGACACCGTGTACCGCGGGTATCGGGGCCGCATGGAGGTTCACTTCGAGAACGGCGAGATCCTCGCGTTCATGCGGCGACTGGTCGACAAGGCCCGCAACCGGACCCCCGGCGCGCGCGTCAACGCGAAGGTCACGCTGGCGTTCCCTGGTGGGGATCGCGTGCGCGTGCTCCTGCGCGACATGCAGTTCGGGGAGATCCCGCTGTCGTTCGGATCGCGAGCTGACTACGGCGCGATCAGCCTCGACTTCGCAGGCGACGACTACAGCCAGCTCTAGCAGATAGGAAGGGTGCAGCATGGATGCGGCGTTGAACATTGGGCGCAAGCGTGAGCGAGCGATCTACGAGTACGAGCTTCCCGAGACGACCTACAACGAGGACGGGTCGGTCAAGGAGCTCGGCCTCGCCGGGCAGGACGAGTACATCAAGAAGTCCATCGGCATGGTGAAGCTCGAGATGAGCGAGGAGGTGGCTGCTGCTGAGCGCGCCGCCGGCAACCAGGCGCGTCTTGCGTACGCCTGGGCGCGGTTCTCTCTCGTCGAGGTCGATGGGCGCAAGCTGAACAAGGCCGAGGCCGAGGACGAGACGGTCCTCGAGCGCACCGACCCCGCAATCCGCGAGCTCATCCTCACGGCTTACGCAGACATGGCGACGGCGGGCGACGGTGTCGCAAAAAAGTTCCTGGGGAGTCGGAAGATCAAAGCGGGCTAGCGCTCCCCCGACAACCGCGACCGCATCAGATCGGCGTCTTCATCCGGTCTGTGATGGAACTCTACCCGGACATCGACGAGCACATCATGGACCTCTGGAAGCTGATCAGCTACGCCGCCCGCTATGGGCACCAACCGATGGAGCACCTCATGTGCTCCACCTCGGCGCTGATCACGTCGTTCAACAACGGGCTGATGTTCTGGCTGGAGAAGGAAGCAGCCGGGACCAAGACGGGAGTCGACCATGGCCGATGACCCCGAAGTAGTTATCGACTTCGACATCGATGACAAGGCGTCGCCGAAGCTCTCCACGCTCGAGAAGAACGTCGGGAAGCTAGGCGGCGCTGTCGACCGTGCGAGCTCGCGGTTCACCGGCATGGTCAAGGGCACGGCCATGATGGCGAGCTTCTTCGCCATCGGTCCGCTGATCGCTGGTGCCAAGGGGTACATCGAGCACATCGACAAGATCGCGAGCATCACAGGTGTCGCTGGTGACCGTGCCGCAGGCATGTCGAACGCGCTCCAGGGTGCAGGTGTTGATGCTGGCATGGTGGCCAACATCTTCACCAAGCTCGGCAAGGCTGGAACGAAGCTGAACGAAGGGCAGAAGGGCCTCGCCAAGACGGCGAAGGCATACGGCGTCGAGCTCAAGGGCGGTGCCGAGAAGTCCCTGCTGGCGATGTCCAAGGCGGTCAAGTCGGGGAAGCTCGGCGCGACCGGCATCGCTCGCGTGCTCAGCATCTCGCAGGTCGAGGCTGCCAAGCTGGCTGGCGCGATGGCCGAAGGACCTGAGGCGCTCAAGGCATCGTTCGACGATCTGACGAAGAAGAACGCTGCCTTCAACGACGACGGCCTCGCAGGTATCGCCAAGTGGCAGGACGCATCAGCTCGCGTCGGCCTTGCGTGGAACCGACTGACCGCAGGGATCGTGGTCAAGCTCGCCCCCGCGCTCGAGAAGCTGTCGAACAAGTTCTCCGGTGCGATCGACGGCTGGATGGCCGGTGCTGAGAAGTTCGGGAACTTCCTCGTCAAGCACATGGACAAGATCATCGCGATGGCCAAGACCTACGCGAAGATCATGCTGGTCAACACCGCGACCCAGAAGCTGACCGGAGGCGTCGGCATCGGTGGGGTCGTGGCCGGTGGCATAGGTATTTACAAGAAGCGCGCTGCGAAGCTGGTCAAGGCAGGTGGCGCAGGTGCGGCTGCTCCCGCCGTGACAGCGGTCCTAGCATCGTTCTTCAAAGGCGCGTCCTCCCTCGCTCCCATTGGTAAAACGCTGCTGAAGATGGCCCCTCTCGGAGCCATCTTCGGGTTGATCGTCGTCGCGGTGAAGGCACTCGGGGAGAACTTCAACGGCATCACGACTAGGCTCAAGAAGACGTTTGGGGGCATCTTCGCGACGATCGGACGGATCGGTGGGAAGATCGCCAGCATGTTCAGCGGCGACAGCGCCCTCGGGAAGTTCCTCGGAGGTGTTGGCTACGCCTTCTTGGAGGTCGTCGAGAAGATCGGCCAGGTGATCGGGTTCATCCTAAAGATGGTCGAGAAGATCGTTGGGCTGATCCCTGACATCTTCAAGGGCACCGGCGGTGG